GTTCAGGGTAAACACATAAAACGCATTGATGGCACAGTAACCATGATTATTGCGGAAGCGGTTTTGGTTCAATATCGAACCGAATTCATGAAAGCGGTGGGGTGATGAATTGAAAAGTAAGATATTGAAACGTTTTGCTTCATGGCTTGACGTTTTTTTATTGCTCCCAGGAATGGCCCTTATTGCCAAGGGGGTATTTTTAATATATCAACCGGCAGGATACATCATGGCCGGCATACTCCTTGTAACACTAGCTTTTTTTGTTGCTAAAAAACAAACGGACGGTGGTGGTAGCTAATGCTCTTAGATAGTTTGTTCGGAAAACCATCAGGAAACAATTTTAGTTATGCATCCACGCCGGATAGCATGGTTCCTATATTCACGCAATATGGGCGCAGTATATACGCTTCTGACATAGTGCAAATATGCATTGACTGTATAGCAACTGAATGCTCCAAGCTACAACCACGCCACATAAGAAGGGATAATACTGGGAGGCTTATTCCACTTCCGGGAGATAGTATCAATAGGCTTTTTCGATTTGCACCCAATCCCCTAATGAATACCAGGGAATTCATAGAAAAGGCCATGTGGAATTATGAGCTAAATTACAATGCGTTCATTTATCCAATGTATGACATTGTTTTTAATGACAGGGGATTTGCAAGCAGAAACTATACTGCAATTTATCCGCTTAGTCCTTGCCAAGTTGATTTTTTACAGGACGCATCAGGACAAATGTTTATAAAAATGTATTTTCTTGGTGGGAAAAACTTTACATTGCCTTATACAGATGTAATTCACATACGCAAAAAATATAGTCTAAGTGATGTAATGGGAGGTGGCATTACAGGACAGCCAGATAATTCCTCGATAGCAAAAACACTTTCTGTCTACGATTCGCTGATACAGGGCGTAGCAAAGGCACTTAATGTCTCGCTTAATGTAAGAGGAATTTTAAAGATCAATACCTTAATCGAGGACGAAAAACAAGCAGCTGAAAGAAAGGCACTTGAGAAGCAACTTGTAGATAATTCTGCGGGGATAATTACAACTGATCTTAAGGGAGAATTTTCCCCAATAACTCTTGACCCGAAAATAATCGATGCGGAGACACTAGCATTTATAGAAAATAAGTTACTTCGCTGGTTTGGAGTTTCATTACCTATCCTGAACGGAGATTATACGGACGACCAATACCAGGCATTTTATAACAAAAAACTTGAACCAATCATTTTAGGATTAGGACAAACCTTTTCCAGCGTAATGTTTACCCCAACTGAACAGGCATATAACAACGAAATTATTTTCTACCCTCAGGATCTTGCCTATCTATCTACTAACGCAAAGATAAAGCTTCTTGAAACAGTGGGGACTCAGGGATTGTTGACTGATGACCAAAAGCTTGCATTACTTGGATATCCGCCAGTAGCGGACGGGTCAGGAAGTAGGAGAACAACCTCACTTAACTTTATTGACATAAATCTAGTAAATGAATATCAACTTGCGCGTGCAGGTATTGACGCGAAAACACCAAATTCAGGAGGTAATAACAATGCCGAAAAATAAAAACTTGCCGACAAAAGGGATCTCTGAAAAGAGGGCTTTTTCAATGCCTGATTTGCAGGCCAATGATGAAGGAAGTGTCATACAAGGGCATGCTGCAGTTTTTGGTCAAACCACAAATATGTATGGATGCTGGAACGAAACCATTGCAAGAGGGGCCTTTGACAAAACCGACTTTACAGATGTTCTTTTTAGTGTCAACCATGATTTATCTGAGATTCCTCTTGCTCGGAGTCGAAACAACAATGCTAATTCCACCTTGCAATTACAAGTAGATGACCAGGGACTTAACACCAGGGCAGTTCTGGATGTTGAAAACAACAGTGAAGCAAAAGCCTTATACGGTTCAGTGCAAAGAGGGGACATGAATGGCATGTCTTTTATTTTTTCTGTCCGAGAAGACGAATGGACCGGACTTGATACAGATATGCCTTCCAGGATAATCACAGACATTGCCAAAGTTTATGAAGTTTCTGCGGTATCATTCCCGGCATATTCCGGGACTGACATAAATGCTCGTAGCGCATCGGAGCTGGAGAGCGCCAAAAAGGTACTGGAGGGTGCCCGCGCTAGAGAACTGGAGAGTTCAAACGAGCAGAGGAATAACCAAACGGACGAGCTTGAGCTAGAAAGACTCAAAGCACAACTATTATTGAAATTTTAGGAGGTAAAAATCAATGACTATTGCCGAATTTATTGCCCTTAAAGAGGTAAGAAAAAAAGAACTGGCCACTAAACTCGCAACCGCTGCAACCGTTGAAGAAATCCGTAGCATTACCGCTGAGGGAGCAAGCATTGACGGTGAAATCGCCGAATTAAGAGATGCCCAAGAAAAAATAGTGGCCGAAGCAAAAATCAGTGCAGAAGTTCTTGCTGCTGCCGCAAGGGGTGGGAGAGTAATTCTCAGCCCGCAGGGAACATACACAATCGGAGAGAACAGAGAAGCTGGAGATCCGCTTGATTCAATGGAATACCGCAGTGCATGGAAACAGTACATGCAGACAGGCGCAGTTTCTGAAGCCCTTAAAGCTGGAGAAAAGCGTGATACAACCGGAGCTGCCGATGTAGGATATGTCGTGCCGCCTGTTGTGCTCAATCAGATCATATCGAAGAAAACTGTATACGGCGCGCTGTATAACAGGGTAAGCAAATTCAATGTCACTGGTGGCGTATCGATCCCCTTAATCACGTTGAAACCGACAGCGACATGGATATCTGATGGCGGTACAACTACGGCGCAAAAGCAAACCGCAGGCAGCGTGACCTTCTCCTACTACGGTCTTGAGTGCAAAGTCGCTATATCGCTGCTCGTCAATATTGCTGGGCTTTCGGCATTTGAAGCGAAGATTGTTGAACTTATCAGCGAGGCTATTTTTAAAGCACTTGATATTGGTATTGTCAACGGATTGGGGTCAGGCAGCAATCAGATGACCGGAATTCTCAATGACTCCAAGATTCTAGCAGGGCAGATAATTACGCTCAGTTCTGCAGACTTTAACGCGTGGGATGCGTGGAAAAAGAAAGTTTTCGGAAAAATGCCAGCTGCTTATCGTGCTGGTGCATCATTTGTTGTAGCTTCTGGAACATGGGAAGGTTATATTGATGGCATGGTTGATGCTAATGGTCAGCCGGTAGGCAGAATGAACTACGGCATTACTGACGGTTCGCCGCAGGAACGTTTCGGCGGCAAAGAAGTTGTTATCGTTGAAGATGATGTTATTAAACCTTATGATACAGCAAGCGTTGGTGATGTAGTTGCTATTTATGGCAATCTTAATAATTACGGTATTAACTCAAATCTTTCACTGACAATGTACCGTTATCTCTGGCAGGAAACAAATCAATGGATCGATAAAGGAATTCTTATTGCAGACGGCCTCGTTCTCGATCCCTATGGGTTTATTATCGTCAAAAAAGGGGCTTAGTCTCAGTCGGGGAGTGCCGATAACACTCCCCTTAAAAATTTAAATCCAGGAGGTAAAAATTCATGACACCCTTTAATCCTTTTATGGGACAAACGATCAAGACTAACGCATATGGCGTATCTGCTGATCGTTCATTCCTTGCCCATTTTCAAGTAGCATCTGCCAATGCCGTATTAGGGACAGTAGCAGCTTGCCATGCAGCAAAAGCATGCCCATCGGTAGATGTTGCAGCGTCAGCAGTAGTAAAAGCGGTCTCTGCTGAAACTGACACATTAACTATTACGGAGACAGTAGCATTAGGAGCCGAGGCAAATAACCTGAATGTATTATTGACAACCGCTGCTGATGATAACCTGTCCGTAACGGGAACTGATGAAACGAAAACAATTAATATTGCTTTGGCTAAAACAACCGCCGCTAATAACACGGCCGCAAATATTCAGGCTGCAATTCGCGCACTTACAACAGTTGGGGATATCTCCATGGCTGCCGTTACCTGTGCTGCCGGTGGGAACTGGAATACGGCGGCAGTTGCCACAGGGGAAACAGAATCAGTTCCTTTCACAGGAGGAGTAACCGGGGTTAATGATGTTATTACTACCGGAATAACGAATCCGGCAGTGCCCAGAAATGTTACAGCGACAACGGACGGAACAGCGGGAGACATTAAGGCCGTTCAGGTTATTGTGGAAGGTACAAATTTTAACGATGAAGTAATATCGGAAACACTTCCGGCATTTACGGTAAATACAAAAACAACAGTGACCGGAAACAAGGCATTTAAGACAATAACTAAAATTACTGTGCCACCCCATGACGGGACCGGAGCAACAACAAGTATCGGCTTTGGAGCTAAGCTAGGATTGCCGTTCAAGTTAGCTCACAATACAGTAGTAAATGCTTTTGTGGACAATGCCATTGAAGCGGTAGCACCCACAGTGACCGTAAGCACAACGGACATTGAGAGCAATACAATATCCCTTGCAACAGCCCTTTCAGGCAAGGTGGTTGATGCGTATCTGCTAATTTAGGTGGTGAAAACATGGCCGCAGATTTATTGCAGGCGTGTAAAAATGGATTAAACATCTCTTTAAATACAACAGCATTAGATAGTGTCCTTAATCAAAAAATTCTAGCCGTAAAAGGATATCTCTCCGGTGCGGGGGTATCTGATACCATCTTGGAAAGTGACCTTGCTATTGGGGTTATTGTCCTGGGTGTTACAGATATTTGGGAACTCAAAAGCGGTCAGGCTAAGTTATCTGCGGCGTTTAATACCCTTGCTTCTCAATTAGTCTGCATGTCCCGTGAAAGCGGGTGAGGGAATGAAAAAAAAGTATCCAATAAAGTTAATCCCAAGGGTTTATTCATCGTCTGGCATAACCGAAGTAATAAATATCGACACGGGTATATCTGAATTAGTCGCAGCCTCTGAATCGGTTACGGATGGTACCCCTCGGGAAGTGCTTGCAGACCGCAAGGCAATCAAACAGTCAGAGTTTTATCAGGGCGTAGCAAGTGGATTCAGACCGGAGATTACCTTCGTGCTTTGGGTAGCGGATTATCTAGGAGAAGACCGATTAACTTACAATGGAGATCTATATGAGGTCATTCGGCGTTACCCGGACATGGACGATATCGAAATTGAATTAGTCTGCCAACGCGTAGACGATGCCAATCAAAATCTGTCTCCGCTCAGAGATGGATTTTAAGGAGGTGGCTTAATGTTAACCCTCAGACAAATTAAAGCTGCAATCGAGGATAAACTTGAAGCTTCCTTTCCGAGCGTAACGGTTCGTAGGACGGGCGTAATGACTAACTTTAATCGCCCGTCTTTTTATGTCCGACTGGATAGCTCTGTTAGTGATAACAGGCTGTATAATCTGATTCGTCAAGTAAGCGTCGATATTCATTACTTTCCAACCGATAGGTATCAATACACCCTTGAAATGCTCGACACTCAAGACCTTTTAGATGCAACCTTCGGTCTATTCATAGTGATTGGGGATAGGTCAATTTCACTTGATCAGAACTCCGGAGATGTAATTGACGGGGTATTACATTTTACTTTTAGCTTCTCCTATCTTGACGACCAACCGCAACCGGAACCAGCAGAACTAATGCAGGAGCTGGATTTCAATGGCTGAAATGAATTTTGATATCGAAATGAAAGGCATGGATTTATTCCATGAAAATCTTGTTTTACTGGAAAAAGAATTTCCAAATGACGCAAAAAGACTACTTCAAAACGTAGGAAATAAAGCAGCGGTCATTGTGCGTAAAAAAGCCCGCCAGTTAGTCCACAAAGTAACAGGAAATTATCAAAAATCTATCAAGCGCGGCAAGGTCTGGAAAGGCGAAGATGGTAAATATTATGTCCGCGTTTACTCCAAAGACCCGAAACAATTCTTAATAGAATACGGGCATCGTATCATTGACAAAAAGGGACAGGAACACGGTTTTAAAGAAGGATATCATGTTTTTGGAAAAGCAGTAGACGAAATGGACAGCAAATTTGAAGAAATACTGGTTAAAGAGTTTGATAAAATCATGAACAAATTATGAAAGGCGGGGATACAATGGGACTTCCCGAAATCACAATCACATTTTCTAGCCTGGCCTCTAGCGCCATCGCAAGAAGTCAGCGCGGGGTTGTAGCTTTAATTCTAAAAGATGATACCGGGGACTTTGATGAAAAAGTTTACAACTCAGTTTCTGATATAGATAGTGAAGATTGGACAGAAACTAACCTTCAACATATCAAAGACGCTTTTCTCGGAATACCGTCAAAAGTCATTGTAGAGCGTCTTGACGCAAACGCCAGTGATTATTCAGACGCATTAGATATATTAGCCAGTAAGCGTTGGAATTACCTTGCGGTACCGGGAATAATTACGGCTGATGCAACTACAGTTGCAACTTGGATTAAGACGCAGCGCTCAACCAATAAGAAAACTTTTAAGGCTGTTTTGCCAGCTGGGACTACAGACCACGATGATGAAGGTATAATCGAATTTGCTACATCCGGAATTAAAGTCGGTAATAGTACCTACACTGCAAGTCAGTATACGGCTCGTATTGCTGGTATTTTGGCCGGACTACCGCTGACAAGGTCGGCAACCTATTTTGTCTTATCTGAAGTTGATGCAATTACCGAAAGCACAACTCCGGATGATGATATTGATGACGGCAAGCTTATCCTTATCAACGATGGTGAAAAAGTTAAAATAGGACGAGGAGTAAACAGTCTACAGACTATTACATCTCCTAAAAATGTCGATTGGAAGAAGATCAAAATTATTGAAAGCCATGATCTCATCCAAGATGACATTACAAATACCTTCAACGATCAATATGTCGGCAAAGTCAATAATGACTATGACAACCAGGCGATCTTCATTGCCGCCATTAACCTGTATCTAAGTAAGCTTCAAGGCGATGTGCTTGACCCCTACGGAACCAATACGGTTAACGTCGATGTCGTTGCTCAGCGTGCTGCCTGGGAAGCGGCAGGTACCGATACAAGTACATGGAGTGATCAAACAGTTAAAGAAACTGCTTATAAATCAAACGTTTTCCTAGGTGGAAACGTGAAATTCTTAGATGCCATGGAAGACCTTGTAATGGCAATAACGGCGTAAGGAAGGATGGTGTAAATAGATGACTATTGATGCAAAACGGCAAATGAATGGTACCTATGGAACGGTCTGGGTTGATGGCGAATTATGGGCCGAAACAGAATCATTCGCGTCCAAAGTAACCATCAAATATGAAGAACAAAACTTCGCCAATACGGCAGCGACATTTCAAAAAGCAGTCGGATGGTCCGGTGACGGAACCTTAACCATTAAGAAAATTTATTCCCGCGTCCAAAATAAAATGGCAAACAATGTTTGCAATGGCATTTATCCTCGCTTTGAAATGGTGGGGAAATTGGCCGACCCGGATGCGTTTGGAGCCCAGCGCGTAGCTTATCACGATGTTACTATTGACGAATTCACATTGTTGAATTTTGAGCAGAAAAAGGTTGAGACAGAGCAAATTTCATTCAAATTTAGCGACTATCAACTGCTTGATAGCGTAGCAAACCCAACCTAAGAAAGGGTGAAATACTTTGGCCAAGAAGTTGACCATAACAGATATTCTTGCTCAAAAAGAAGCGGCCAAACAAAAGAAATTAGCCGTAAGAACGCTTTTTGTAAAGTCACTGGGGGCAGAAATAATGGTCCAGGAGCCTACAAAGGCTTTAATTATGGAAGCGGCTGAAAATGCGGAACAATCAGATCCCCATCTTATTTATCATTGCATGATCGAGCCTAATCTAAAAGAAAACCATAAAGAGCTGATGGAGCATTTCGGATGCGCAACTCCTTACGAGGTCATTGATTGCTTATTTAAACCGGGCGAGGTTCAAGAGATTGCCCAGCAGATTATGTCAATGGCCGGCTACGCAATCAAGGGATCAAATGTCAAAATCGTCAATGACATAAAAAACTAATACTTGCAGATAGTGACCTTTACCTGTTTCATCATTATTTGCAACGTGGACACAGCATGGAATCTCTCTTGAGGTTAAGCGAAGCAGAAAAAATGTTTATGAAAACCAGCATGATTCTTTTTTACGAGGAAGAATCCAAGAGATGGGGGATGGATTAAATGGTTAAAGCAGTAGAGGGAAGATGGAGTCTTATTGATCGGGTGACTCCGGCTATCCAGAACATGAACAGAGAGACAATAAAATATAAATCTACGGTTAAAAATGCCAGAAAATCCATCTCCGATGATTGGAACCAAATGAGATCAGTAGTTAGTTTAGCCGCCGGTGCTCTTATCGGCGGCGGTATTATTGTGGCAGCCAAAGATGCTGCACAGGCGGCTAGAGAATCAATTGACGCCAATACAAAATTATATGCAGTGCTACACAACGTTAAAGGTGTAACTGATAATCAAATTCAAGGATTACAGAACTATGCTACCGCTCTTCAAAATGTTGGCATAATTGAAGATGATACAGTAATCGCAGGAGTTCAGCAGGTCGGAACCTTCCAGCTTCAGGCAGCTACTATTAAGACACTTATGCCCGGAATGGCTGACTTACTCGCTCAGCAAAAAGGTCTTAACGCTACACAAGAGGATGCGGTAGGTATTGGCAATTTATTAGGAAAAGCCATGATGGGGAATACCGGGGCTTTAATGCGTGTAGGAATCAGTTTTACAAAAGCCCAAGCCGAAGCTATAAAATATGGAAATGAAGCGCAAAGAGCGGCAATATTAGCTGAGGTATTACAACAAAATGTCGGTGGGGTAAACGAGGCGCTGGCGGCAACCGATCAGGGACAAATAAAGCAGGCGACCAATGCGATTGGTGACATGAAGGAAATGGTCGGTACTGCTGTTTTGATGATAGAGGGTAAATTCGCTAAATCTTTTATGAATAACCTTCCTCAGGTTGAATCTGTAGTTCAAGGTATTACAAATGGTATTGAAAAGCTGGGTAATATGGCCGGATTTATGATAGCTAACTGGAAATGGATAGGTCCAATAATTCTTACGACTGTTGGATCATTAGCTGCTTATAAAATAGCCACAATGACATCTAGCGCGGCTACACTGGTATTTACTATGGCGACAAAAGGATTAGGAGCCGCAATGAAAGCAAATCCAATAGGGGTAGTTATAACATTGCTGGGTCTCTTAGTTCTTGCTGGAACTTATGTAGTTCAAAATTGGGAATGGATAAAACTTACAGGAATGAACGTGTGGAATAGTGTTGTGGGAGATGCTCAATGGGCGGTAAATAAATATATTGATTATTCAAATACCATAATAAGAGTCTTTAAATTTGCTTTTGATAGTATTGGATATGCTGGAGTATCTGTCTGGAATGGAATTATTGATGCCGCCCAAGGCGGAGTACAGAATTTTCTTACTCCGATCAATCTTGGCCTAAAAGCATTAGGTAAAGAAGAAATAAAGGTTAATTTCAGTGCTGTTAAAGGAGGCGTACAAAAGCCAAATTGGGATTCAACTTATAACGTAATTCCGAAGGTAACCTTCGGAGGTGCAAAATTTGGACAAGATCAGATCATAGAGCAAACCCAGAAGGCACAAGCCGAAAGAGACAAAAAGAACGCAGACCAGATTAAAGCCTTGAATGAAAACACCAAAGCACTGATGGCAAACACGGGAGCCACAGATGAAAATACCGATGCATCAGATGAACTTAGTGGAACCTTAGGTAAAGGCGTATCTGTCAACATGACAGCCGAGCAAATTGCAGACGGTCTATATCCAAGATTGGAAAGACATCTCTATGGAACGGCGTAAGGTGGTAAGCTGATGATAAAAATATTTTTAAGCTATAACAATAATTCCGAAGTTCTCCAGCTTCCTGTTCCTCCTGGGAAATACTCAGGCGAAAGTCCTTGGAATAACCAAAAAATTGACGCTTTAAACGGAACATTAAATGTCATTGGTGTCCGAGGGCTTAGAACTTTCATTGTTGAATCATATTTCCCGATTGAGGGCCATGACTATCCCTGGATTCAAAATCGCTCTATATGGGGACGGCAGTATACCGACATTATCGAACGCTGGCGCAGCACAAGAGAACCGATTAGGCTAGTAATTATAGATAATTTTGGCAGATTGGATGTAAATGTATTGGTGACAATAGATGAATTTCCAACAGAAGTCCGCCAAGACGGAGATATTTATTATACGCTGACCATGACTGAGGTTAAGTTGGTGGTGGTATAGGAATGTTTAAACTATTGCTGGTAAAAAATCAACTCAATAAGACTTATGACATAACCCCTATTGTCGGTTCTTTTTCCTGGGACAGCTATCTTTCGTTGACTTCTGCTCTGGATATGACAGTGATTTGGAACGACAGCAAATATTTTCCGGTCAATCCCTGCGAATTAGGTGATATGGTCCTGGCAACTAAAGACAGCGAAGAAATTTATCGCGGAATCTTGGTTAACCAATCTCAAAACGGACGTCAGCCAATAACATACCATGCGGCTGATTTTGCTTGGTATCTCGATAAATCAAAGAGCGTTTATCAATTTAGTGGAATTCCAGCCGATCAGGCCATTGCAAAAGTTCTAAATGATTTTGGCATGATGATCGGAGATATTGCTCCTATGAACGCGAAGATCACTAAAATATATATACAGCAATCTCCGGCCGCAATCATTGATGACATCCTTAAGCAGCAGGAACAACAAAGCGGAAAGAAGTATTCCGCTGAAATGACCAAAGGTAGAATATCCATTGTTCCTACTCTTGACCGGGTAATAAAAGGGATATGGAAACTAACAAACTTAACCAATGAAATTGACGTCATGACTAATCCCCTAGAAGCAACCAGGACAAGATCTATCGAAGATCTAAAAAACCGAATCAACATAATTACCGCAGGCTCAGACACCTACCAATTGGAGGCCGTAGAGCAAGATGCGGATTCGATATTGCATTATGGACTCCTTGAAGATACTCAGAAAATAGAAGCAGCAGACATAGCAAAAAGCCGCCAAGTTGCAAAAGTCCTTCTGGCCAGGCTTAACCGCATTCAGGAAGATAATAAATTAAAGCTCATGGGAGATGTTCAATTTAAAGCCGGATATCTTTTTGACGTGGTAGAACCAATTACCGGCATCAGCGGACGGTTTATGATTAAAACCTGCAAACATACCGTAACCAATCAGATTCACACGATGGATATTGATCTTGTACTTCCGGGGGATGTGGCATGAATAATATTGAAAAGTTAGCAAAATTATTTTCAGATAGGACAAATCCTTTTCACCTTCCAGCCGTACAGGGGAATGTAGTTAGTATATCCCCACTTAAGGTTCAATATGGGAATTCCATAATTTTAGACAGTACTAATTTAGTGGTAAATCGGCTGCTCGCCGAAGGATTTACGGTCGAATATACGGATGATAATGGAACAACTACGGTAACAAAAACAATAACAGTCCGTGATCCGCTGGAAATAGGGAATCTGGTTATATTGATTCCGGATGCTGAATTCAAAAAATGGTATCTTATCGCAAAGGTTGGTGCTATCTCATGAGCAATCTACCGCAAGTAGCCCAATTAGATTTTCCTGAATCAGATATGACGTCCCAGCAGGTAACCAACCAAAGAGTCTATGCTACCTTTGATTGGGACTTTGAGACCGGGGATTTTAAATTAAGAGATGGAAAGTTAATACCGGTCACTGGACTAGATTATCTTATAATTTGGATGCAAAAAGCGCTACGAACCGTAATAAATACCCTGATATATACCGGAACCAATTATGGAAGCGGACATTTTTCTTTGATTGGACAAAATTTTCATCCGGATTATGAAAAATCAGAATTAACTAGGATGATCAAAGAAGCCTTATCTCAGAATGATGCTATAACCAGCGTAGAAGCTTTTGCTTTTTCTCAGACAGGCTCAAGGGTGACGGTTAATTTTACAGTAAAAAGTATTTATGGGACTACTAATCAAGAGGTGGTGGTCTAATTGACAAAAGATGACCTTTTAACTGCAATGCTTAATGCAATTCCCGATACTTATGATAAAAGCATCGGGAGTTTTGTTTATGACAACCTGGCGGCCGTTGCGGAACAGATATCTGATCTAGATACTAATATCACTAACGCAACAGGCAAATTATCCATTGAAAACCTTTCCGGGGACGAGCTGGCAGCCAGAGTAAGAGAGCGGACCGGAATAACCCGTGATCCGGCGACATATGCTACCGGATCCGTAACGGTAACAGGTACCGGGACTATAAACATCAACGATCTATTTGAGACGGCGGCAGGGACGCAATTTAAGGCAACCGAAACGAAAGCAATTACCGACAGCGGTACCGTAAATATTCAGGCCGTTAAAGCCGGGAGCCAGGGGATTGTTTCTGCTGAGTCCATAACTTTATTCCCAGTAACATTAACTGGCTTTACTGCTGTTACTAATGAGAATCCAACAACCGGAGGAGCTGAAGCCGAGTCTGACGTTGATCTGCTTCAGGAGTATTATGATTATATCCAAAACCCGCCAACCAGCGGGAACAAGAGCGCTTATATCAAGTGGGCCAAAGAAGTAACAGGAGTGGGAGATGCGAGAGTCATCCCGCTCTGGGACGGCGACAACACGGTAAAAGTAGTTATTATCGGTTCGGATAAGGGACCATCATCAGCTGAGATTATTTCAGATGTTCAGGATTACATTGACCCGGGAATAACCGGATTAGGTGAAGGAGCTGCCCCGATTGGAGCATTCGTCACCGTGGCTAGCGCCGCCGGAGTAGACATAGATATTTCAGTTACAATCGTTCTTTCAACCGGATATGACCTATCGACGGCCACGACTAATATCCAGAACGCAATAACATCTTTCCTGCAATCAATAGCTTTTCAGCAATCAATAGTAAGCTACGCTAAGATTGGAGACGCCATACTTAATTCGGACGGAGTAGAGGACTATTCCAATCTTACAGTAAATAGCGGAACTTCTAATATTTCAATTGGTGATGAAGAAGTGGCAGTCCTCGGAACGACAACAATTACAACGTAGGGGGTGGAGGTCTTGCCGGATATTAACCGCCTTCAACCATTCATGCGGAATAGCAAAATATATCAAGCCCTTTTTGATACTGAATCTTCCCAAATAGACGCTCGACAAGTAAATATTAATGATTTAGCAACGCAAATGTTTGTGGATACCGCCACTTGGGGAATTGCAATTTATGAAAAAGAGCTGGGTATTATAACCGATTTAACCCAGGCTTATAATGAGCGTCGTTCTGTCATCAAGTCTAAAATGCGGGGAACAGGAAAAGTAAGTGCAATCCTTATTAAAATCGTAGCTGATGCTTATACCGATGGTGATGTGGATGTAACTTTTGCAAATAGCACTATAACTGTTACCTATACCAGCGTCTTTGGTATTCCGCCGAATGAGCCTAATCTGGAAGCAATAATTGAAGAGATTAAACCTGCTCACTTAGCTGTAGTTTATGTCTTTTTATATATCAGATATGAACAGTTAAATAACCATTATACTTATGGCCAAATGGCCGCTCGTACTTACGATGAGCTTAAGACTCAATTACCATAAAGGGGTGAACAAGGTTGGATTACACAACAAATTATAATCTTAAAAAGCCGGCTGGAACTGATAATTACAATGTGGCAAATGATAACGACAATATGGATGCTATTGATGCAACAATGAAAGACAATGCTGACGCAGCATCCGAAGCTCAAGATACAGCTAATGGAGCAATACAAAAAAGTCTAGCAACTGATGCAGACCAGGCCCTGGTATCAAGCGGAACTGGAACATGGATAGTAAAAACCTTGGCACAAATAAAGACCTGGCTAGGTTTAGGCTCTGCAGCTTATACTGCATCTACGGCTTATGCAACGGCTGCACAAGGTTCTACCGCAGATGATACGGCATCAGCCCTTACGTCGCATGA